CCCGACTTGTCGTCGGGCCCGTACGTGAGATTTATTCTCATGTCAAACTCTTGTTTCCCCGTAGGGTCTTCTTTTCACAGGTCTTGACCAATGGCGCAGTTAAAACAGAGGGATCTTCGAGCGACAGTAGGTGGTGCTTTAAAGTACTACATACCTAGCCCGTCGACGACTCTGCGTACCTGCCTCATGGGCCAGAGGGATAGTTGTCAGAGTGAATATGGAAAGAGAGACGTGGCTAACGCCTTGTCTGTCTACCATATCACTACCAACTACCCTCTTCTGAACGGCCAACGTTTTGTTTCCGGGGTTCTCGAACGAGAGTTCGTCGGGTTCCCTATCGGAAACAATACTGTTGGTCCATCAGATCCCCGCACCATTTTTGGTACGCCTTCTGTGGCGCAACTAAATAATGATGCGTGGGAGATTCTCGCTAAGACAAATCCGTCACGTCCACATGTGAACGTGCCGGCTGCCTTAGGAGAATTGAAGGACCTGCCTTCACTAGTCAAAGGGTGGGGCGACGGCTTACTAGCCGCCGCTGCCAAGGGTAATCTCTCTTGGCGGTGGGCCGTCAAACCCATGATTAGTGACGTCCGTAAGTTGGCGAATTTCGTGTCTGCTGCAAATAAGCGGCTAGACGAATTACGTCGACTTAGGGATGGGAAGAAGATTAGGAAACGGTGCAACCTAAGTGCGAACACTGTAGCTAGTGGTCCTACTCGGAGCTTAATACACTCCGAGGGTGCCGCTATCTACGCCTTTGCGCGCACGCTGTCGGAATTCCAGAAGTGGGGTTCCGCTGAATGGTATCTTCTACCAGACAGTGTTTTACCAGAGTACTCTGATGCTGACCTTGATCGGTTCAACAAAAGAGTGGCTCTTGGTATTACAACGCATGGCGCACTTGAAGCAGCCTGGGAACTTTGTCCCTGGAGCTGGTTCATAGACTGGTTTTCGAATGTCGGCGATATGCTTGCCGCGACGAATAACTCAGTAGGCTGCACTTGGGGCAGGATCTGCGTCATGCGAACGTCCTATTCTAGGACTACGTATGACTTGGATCCAGTTGGAACTTCAACCTGGCCCACCTATGATGGGTGGTACAACCTGAAGTTCGAACGCAAGGAGAGGTGGCCAACCTATCCTATTGTCCCGTTTCCCCTTCCTACACTTCCCGTCTTAGACGGCGGGAAGTTGTCGATACTCCTGTCCTTAGCTGCCCTCCGGCGCTGAGCCGGGGGTAACAGTAAGGATTGGAGGTAACTCCCATGTTAGGTTCTACTTTCGTTCTGCCTCAGGTTGGTGGTGACATCACCCTGAAGCTGATCAACCAGGATGGATACTCTTCGGAGTATTTCATCAAAGCGGGCGACGGTCTCAGTCAGTACCGTGTGCGGATTCGTCATACAAGAACGAGTCCAACCACGGCACGACCGGCGATTTATGATCGGCACAACGTCGAAGTTGTGCAGACCATTTTCGCTGCCGGCGCCACCCCGGAGTACGAACGCAAGTTCTACTTCGTCATGGAGCATTTGCCCAGTGACACGAGTGTCGCGCTAGCGGACGCCATGGCTGATAAAATCATCCTGACGTCCAACGCGCTACTCGTGGGATTGTTTGGCTGGGAATCCTAGGTTTAATGGCGTTCGGCTAAAAGCCGTTCACCCCTGACTCGTTGTCAGGTGCCATTAAGCTGACAGACTCTCAGCTCTGGTTGCAGAAAGGAGCACTCTAACAGCATGGGACATTTACCGGAGTTAATCCAGTTATGTCTAAATGCCATGTTAGGGAGCTGAGCAACGTGTACAAAGCGCTCTTCCAAGACGCTTTGGCCACGTTCCCGACGCTCGGGGCGGAGTTTGAGAAAGATCTCACCCGTCTCGAAGGTCTCGTGGAGCGAAGAGGTATACGAGTTTATCTCGTCGACCTCCCAGCTGTATGCAAGCATCTCGATAGATGTCTTGCAGGCGGCCATTACAATCCATCGGGGCTCCCGGCCACAAGCCGGGTCTCTAATGGGGTAGTGATTCCGAAGTTTCTTCGGGGACTCTACCTAATGGTTTTTCACGAGACCGGATCTCTGAGGGAGGATTGCAGTACGGAGGCTATCTTCTTCCTAAGACAGATTCTGTCTGTTGGTAAGAAGGCGGTCTACCCCTGCAGTGGTCGCGCAGTCGAGGACGAAGTCCTTGAGTTCGTGGCCACCGACAGCCAGCTACCAGAACCTGAACAGTTCTGGGAGGCTTCGTCTCCCTCCGACCTCGCCGCTCCTGTGCCTTACCAAGGTTTTGGTAACTCACAGTTGCTAAGAGATCGGATTGACACGTACGACGCGCTAACGCGCGCCGAGCTGTCGATCTTCCTGACTAACCTCGATACTGTATCGGGGATAGTCACCACCACCCTAGGGCCTTATCGGCCCGCAGATTGGAGGTTCAGACATGGTCCTGGCGCTATTTCAGAAACTACGGCCATTTGCAACAAGTATTCTTGGCGCAATTGGTCCGAAGTTCTGGAAATGGAGTACCCTCTTGCTGATTGTGGCTTTCATAATCATGCTAGTTGGGCAGATAGGTGCGAAAATGGTGTGGGGATCGAATCTACGATTCCGTCCTCACGCCTCATCGCTGTTCCCAAGACCTTTACGGGACCGCGGCTTATTGCCGCGGAACCGTCTGAGCACCAGTGGTGCCAGCAAAACAGCTGGGACTACTTTAGCTCCCGTACCAGACGAAGTTGGCTCAGTCGATTCGTCGCATTCCGCGACCAATCACTCAACCAATCACTCTGCACGGAAGGGTCGGAAACGGGCTCGCTCGCGACCGTCGATCTTTCGGCGGCATCGGATCGAGTCACCTGTCACGTCGCAGGGCAGTTCTTCCGGGGTAACCCAGGATTACTGCGAGCACTGCGAGCGTCTCGTACCCGTCGTGTAACACAAAAACTGACGCTTCGTGCGCCAGCTTGTGTGAAGCTGAGAAAATTCTCAACGATGGGTAGCGCCAACACTTTTCCTGTTGAGTCTCTGATATTCCTAAGCATAGCACTTGCAGCCGTAGCTACCAAGCGCGGTTTCAGGCATCTAAGCCCATGGGTTATCCAGAGTCTCGAGAGGGAAGTGGCCGTCTTTGGAGATGACATAGTCATCCCCTCTGACAGTCGGGAGCTGTTCGTACGGGCTCTTGAAGTCTTGTACTTCAAGGTCAATGACCAAAAGTCTTTCTGGACTGGAAAGTTCAGAGAGTCTTGCGGCGTTGATTCCTTCGACGGCACTAACGTGACGCCGGTTTATTGGAAGCAACCGTACGATGGCGGACCAGAGTCTCTATCCAGTGTAGTAGAGTGTCGCAATAACTTTTACAAGAAGTTTTTGCTAAACACTGCTGCCTACCTGGAGTCGACACTACCACGAGGGTTACCTCAGGTAGCTATGGACTCTGGAGTCTTTGGTTTGAAGACCCGATTTAGACCTCTGAATAACGAACTCCCACGTCGTTACTCAGAACGTCTCCATCGCGTCGAGGCGAGGGTTCTGTCGATGATTTCGACACAACGCCGGACCCCAACCAATGACGACACTGCGTTACTTCAGTACTTTACTGAAGAACCAAGCCCAGATAATATCTGGGTGCATGGTGTACCGCAGCGGCCTCAACTTCGGATGAAGAAGAGGTGGGTTCCTCTAGAACTTCTCACAGCTCAATGAGAAGGCTAGAGGGGACGGCGTCATAATAGGGAATCGGGGTACGAGAGTCCTTC